ATCCAACACCTGAACGCCGAAACTAATTTGTGGTTTATGCGCAGCGGCAAAATCTGCGGATGCAGTTGTCTCCCGCGTTTCTTCCATCTTGTATCCGGCTTCTTCTTTCGCTGTTTCTCTCATTGATTGCATCATAGCAAGTTCATGAGAATTTTCTTGTTTCTTTTTGAAGATGCCTACAATATCTCCAATGAAAGGCATAACAAATCCGCCGAAGCCACTTAATGCCTGAACGGCTAATCCTAATATACTGAACATATATTTCTCCTAATCAATTATGGTAAAAATTTGTGAACTACTGCAAACAGTCGCTTGCATACTCGACAATAAAATGTCGAGTTCTCTTTGTGTTCGATTTTCTCTCCCCCGCAAAGCGGACAAAATTTCACTTGTGATTTTCGATATGGTGCGCTCATTATATTTGTTTTCTTTTCATTCGCACTTTAATTTTAAAGAATCTATTTCCATTTTCATATTTAAAATTATTCCGGTCATTTTCACAACCATATCTTCCAATTCTATGATTTCTTTTTTCCTACTCTTTGCGAGGTTCATGTGATAATCATTTAGGTGAATCATTGTTAATTCATCTCCCTCATTGTAAAGTAAATAGTGGCCCCTTTCTGTTCCCAGGCGGGGCCAAACCCGGCTACCGCTTACGCAGCGATAGCGAAACCTTCAACAAAGTTGTCGGTTAGTGTTTTGAGAATTTTAACGCGCCTTCTCATCGCGAGCAGCCTCATCTTCGTGTCCGCGGCACCAGTCGAATCCATTTCATCCCCGTAATATAATTACAGTATAATTGCTGGTGGAGATGCGGGGTATCGAACCCCGGTCCTAGTCGCCCTTCTTCAAAAATTCAAACGGTTGCTAGTTCGTGTTTTCCTTTAATATACGATCTTCAAAGTTCCTCCATCGCCTGACGGCAATAATACATTGAAGTCGAATGTGGGAGCAATACCTTTACTCAAAATACAAATGTACCCATTGTTCCCACGTTGATTTGTTAATGATGCGATTACATAATGCTTTCTGTTTTTATCTATCCAAACTTGTGCCCATCCTGTATGCACCATACCAGCTTCTGTCGGCGATTGTTCAACCCCCGCCATGGCTAATCTCATTTCAATCTTCATCATCATGGCAAAAAATGTATCGGTAGGATAGCAGTTATGTGCTTTCACAACCCTCCGCCTTGATCTTGATTTTGGAATTACCAATGGTGTAGCTTTCAACTTTGGTTTCTTTTTCGGATTAATTTTGTTCTTCGCCTCTGGACTGGCTGGAGGCGGGACCACCATCGGCGGTTTAGAAGCTTCTGGATGATCTGCAAAAGCCATAGTTGTTAAAAACCCGAGCATAATTAGCGCAGCTAGAATTCTCATTTAGAACTCCGTTGCATTTGTATTGATCTGCGATCCCGGTGTTCTTTGATGAATCTTTTGCAGTACGTCCCTAAATCCAGAATCTTTCCTTCTCACATCTAAGCGAATAATATCTGCGATTAGTGGCGAACCGATCAATTTGTGTACTTTCTTTTTACCACACTCCGGGCATTTTGTTTTTGTAGGTTTATCTTTATCAGTTATAGATAAAACCTTTTCAAAAGTATGTTCGCAAGACGAACATTCGTAATCATATGTTGGCATCATTCCTCCTATCAAGCAAATAAGGTGAAATTAGAAATCTCATTTTTCTTATCTGCGGCGGAATCGTATCTAGTAATTCTTTCGTAAAAGTATCTTTTATATCCTTTGAATTCTTTCACATCAGGCAGAGATGTATCAAACATAAACCGGCATAATACTTCTGACATTTCCAAATCGTCAATCATTATTTCGTCAGGCCAATACGCCATGATATATTTAACATCATCAGGATTCTTTTCGGGAATACAATATCCGCCATCAAAAGGGCCTCCCAATAAACGAAAACATCCAGTGCGGGCGTGTGGCTCTTTTTCCTTTTCTTCTACTTCTTTCAATCGAGCCTCTTCTTTCTCCTTTTTTTCTTTTTCATCAGCATCTAACAATCCTAATTCTTTGGCTGTTTCGATGAGTTTCTTTGCGCTAGATTTAGCATGAGTTTCCATCTCGGCAAGGCCTTGAGCTTGTTTGATGATCGATTCGACCATCTTGTCGCCGAATTCAGCACGGATGGAATCTTGAAAATCCTTATCTTTGAGAAATTCCTCATAAGACATTCCTTCATTTTCTCCTTCTCCCTTGTCGAATCTAAAAGAATTATTCATACTCCGTCCCTTCGTCCATGTGTTCAAAAAGTGCTAGACCTTCCTCGTCTACTGGATCATCGTCAGGATTTTCTTCAACCCATTCGCCGAATGACCGGATACGAGAAACCCGGCGATCTTCCGAGCGTCGCAATCCTCGTTCAGTATCCTTGTTAAAAGATTTTCCTTCGTGCTGATTCCTATCCTGATGATCTTTTTTACTCTTTTTCAACCTACGATTGAAACGAGTTAATTTATCGCTACCCATTATCATTATCCTCAATTGAATTGAAAAAATCATTTTGACAAACTTGACACATACCGGAAATTGAAAATTCCTTGGCACTAATTGCATCATCAAACTCTGAAGCTTCACCACCACAATTAACGCAAATGTCTTGCCTGATGGCTTCGGAACGAGATTTACCAAACATCTTTAAAGATATTTGATCCAAAGCCTTTTCAATTTCAGAATTCTTCACAGAAGATTTCATTTTAATTTCTTACCTCAAATTGCATTGGGGAATAATTTCCCATTGTCTTTCTTTCAAACGGATAACCACATGGATTACAAAAAAACATCGTTGTGTGACCTTTGGTTTCTAGCCTCCGCACATATTCCTCATGCGTATGGCCAAAACACCAAACTTTAATCCACATATGATATTTCTCATATACAGCTTCCATATAGGTGTTTATAAAAGAACCGGACAGTGTATCCCATTCAATTTCACCTTTAATGCGATGAACATCTCTATGCGGAACGGTGTGAGTAACTACAACGATATTGGTTGCATTTCTCTTGAGACAATACTCAATATCTGTCTCCAGTTTAATTGCATCCATCTTCGCAAGGTGGGATGGGCCGAGGCCATCGTAAGGACTATAACGATTGTAAGGATAAAAATCAATCAGTCTGTAATCAGAATGAAATCTTTTCCACGTTTCAATCTGAGCGTCCTGCGAGAACCCTTTAACGTCCCAATTATACCACCCATTGACACCAACAATCCCCACGCCATTTTCAACATGAGGCTTGTAAGGAAGGAAATGAATTTTAGAATGTGTCCCAAAATCTTTACATTCCACTTCTATTTTCACTTCCATATCTTTATGGCTGTTCGGGCCATAATAATGGTGGTTTCCATCAACATGAAAAACCCCTTTATAATGCGTTGCAAGTTGTTCAAGTAAAAACTTGATTCGCTTGTGATTATCATCCATATCCCCAGCAAAGATCGCATAGTCATTGAGGTCGGTATCAAAGGTCATGTTTCCGATAACAGTACCCGCATCTCCACGCACCCAATGATTATTATGAATATCACTGTATAGATCAAACTTCATTTCATATTTCTCCTAGTTTTTCTCAGGGAGCTCAAAAACCGCCACCCTCACCCTATTCAATCGGGTTTCTTTGATCCCATCAAAGGTATTTATATCGTGTTTCTTTGGGGTGGCTTTAACAGTGAAACAATCTCCAATCTGTTTATCAGCACCATCAACACCATGCATGGGGTTTCCGAAAAATGTCGCACGGCATCCAGCGCGAGTAGACACAATATAAATATTTCCATATTGGGTTTCCCGAATTTCCTTTATTTTGATAAAAAAGGTATCACGTTTGCCGATGGTTCCGATGTATTCAGAATTTGGCCATTCTTTTAAAGCTTCTTTCTTCCCAAGCGGCGACAGCGAAGCTTCATAGGTATCGAACATCTTCTTTTTCTGTATTTCGCGGGCGATCATGGGAAGAAATTCTTTTATCCATTCCTTCTCCCGTGCCCCGTGCCCGTGGGGGAATTTGAGCAATTTAATCTTCATAATGATTCGAAATTTTCGCGAGCATATATCCGATAAACATTACCGCACCAATAAGTAAAAAAACTTTCATTACACATCCTTCCTTTCAGTCATGTAATCATAATTGACGGTGATATTATTCAGTCCAAGCATTTTATTGATACAAACACTTGCACTTAATCCGGTGAACATTTTAGAACTATCATATCCTCTTGAGGTTCTCTCATGGAGGACAAAATGATTTTCATCATCGATCCTCAACATACCAATTTCAATTTCAATTTTATACTTCTGTTCATACACCCGAAACAAATCCGGTGCAACTTGCCGTACCATAAAATACTTCATTTTACTTCTCCATTTTCCTCAAACCATTTTTCTCAAATCTGGCCCGGTCGGAACAGGCTGTTCTAGAATATCATTGAAAACAACTTCCCATAACTGTTCAACCCCAATCGCGCAAGGTTTTGCAAACGCTTCAAATCTACCTTCTAACTCTGCTATGAGATTTTGTAATTCTTCATTTTCTCGTTCAAGTTCATCAACTCGTTTTTCAATATCGTTCGTCATTTTATTTCCTTTTCAGTTTTTTGTAAGAATCCCACTGCTTCCGATTTTTGGTATTTGTTTTCCACGAATTGTCAATATGGACAGGAATATCATCCCAGGCATTCGGAAGATTTTTGATGTTCCGCTTCGGCCGAACCTTTATGCCAGACATTTCAGCAAACTCTACTGCCATCAATTCATTTTTACTTTTAGGAAGCTTCAACCAATGCCTGTAAACGGAACGCTTGAACATGATCATAATCTAATTTCCCTTGTCATTAAAGAACCGGCCGGGCGGCCGTCATACATCGGTGCGTGACCGTGGCCACGGGTGCCCGTGGTATCACCGAAAAGGAATTTCTTTTTTCGGTCCTCTTCTAAAATTTTGCGATCTAAATCATGGTCCGGTGAAAATTCAATGTTATCTCTAACACCATTTTTCATCATGACCTTGACACCCGAATGAACTAAAACATCGTGGCAAGCCTGCATCATAGCTTTCGCATTATGAATTGCAATCTTGTCATTATATTTTAGATATAAATAACCACGGCTCTCGCAGCCGTGATTATAATCTGCATCTCCCGGCGTTAGGAATGCAACTCCATTTCCATCACCAAAAATATACATACAATTTAATTTTCCACTTCTAGAATACGACATTTAGTTTCCTTTTCTTTTTAGGCCAAACTTTTTTCCAGAATGCCTTTTCTTTTTTCAGATACTTCAAATACGAGGCCGAATCATTTGTATCGGTCACCATTTAACCTTCTCCACCGATGTCGAGGCCGATGTCCATAGCATTCGCACAAGAATTACAGTAACCATATTGGGGACGGAGTTTCACTGTACGTCCACAACCATCACAGGTTTTTAAAACACTTTCAGTTTGCATCTGATGATAAAAACTAACATCGTCTTCATCTTCAATATTATACCAACCGAAATTATCATCGTAGTAACTAGACATTAACTTTTGCCTTCCTATCCATGAAGCGCTCGCCTTGCGTTTTCGTTACGGCTTCCCTGATATCTTCGATGCAATAAAACCACTCCTTTCCATCATCAAAAATGTCAAGCTCATCACTCTTAGCGAAGAATTGATCCACATAATACGGACGGCCAAAATCGTCAGCATCAGTTTGAGTCTTACAAGTAAAGATATTGAATCCCTTGTAATTTTCTACAAATTTTGACAACTCTTCGATACTCGCCATGCTTGTTCTCCTCTACAATTTTTCATTTTATTTTAGAATAAGCCCAGTACTCATCTATGGCAATCTTTGCTTCTTCCACAAAACCCATTTCTTTTCCATTGAGATCGTTCAGGATAGTTCCATCACCCCAAGCTTCAAGCCAATATTCGATTGGATTTCTATTCTTGAAAATATTGAAATCACGATACGCTTCAAGAAATTCTCCACTAGATTCTTTCATGTTTTCTCCTTCATCCCTCGGTTTCCGTAAGATGTAATTTTACTTCTCCATTTTCAAAAGTTTTGAAACAATCGAATGCTTAACGGCTTCGTGACGCGAAGAATATCTTATTGACTTGGGGAAGTTCTTCTGCAACCTCCAAGAACAATCACCCTTCACCGATTTATTTTTCATAACGAACCCACGATGATTCAATCCGGGAATATAAAAATTGTATTCTGAGGAACCAAAGGAACCAATTTGTATATATTCCACTCCATTGACAAAAGTATTTGCTTTGGAGCGCCTTGCAAATGCATCGAATGCTTTTTCCGGCAACCGCTTCCCATCACCATCAACTACAAATTTTACTTTGGTCAATTTCGGAATTTCTTTACAGAGCATCCAATCTTCAATAGAATTGATTCCAATCAATTTCAATTGATTGAGAATTTTGCGAAGGGCCTTGCCCATGATTTGGCGAATTCTCTCACGCGAAACACCGAAAACCTTTCCTACTTGATCAAGAGTCATTTCTTCAAAAACTCTCAAATTGATAACCTGAACCTCGCGGTAAGTCAAAGTTGAACAAATTGTTTCTATTCTTAGTTTGTCAATAACATCGTTCATTTTAAAACCTTTCTAGTTTGCAACACGAAGCGACACGGACTTTTTCTTAACTCCGTGAGCAGGGAAAGCAACGATGCACTTGCGCGTGGGAATCTGGCACAAGGCACAATCTTTACAAGTGACGCCCTTAGTTACGTTAGGGCAGATAACAACCTTGTTACCATCAGGCGTAACAAAGTTTTCAACAACGTCAATCGGAACGACAACCGTTACAGGACCAGCATTCTTTTTGACCAACATATCCGCATGAGCGATATTGTTGCCAGAAAGGTTGATCGTGAAACCATTATCATTAGACCATTTGATCAGTTTGAAATTGGATTCGACTTCCGTTTTATGCGTGTAAGTGAAACCGCGTTTTCCATCATTCGCGGAAACCAATTCCTTCAAAAGTTTCTTGTTGATATGTTCGCAAGATTTCCCAGAAGGCAAATCACCAACTTCATTGTGCCTCCAAAGCGAATTTTTCGGAAGAGCGGAAATCTTTGAAAGGGCGATATCCCAATCGGTTTCAACCGGCGAACCGGTTGCGGTAGTTCCAACCTCCATTTTTTTCCAATGCCAAGAAATCGGACCAGTTTCACCATAACAACCAGCACCATAAAACGGGCACGAATTCGGGCACGTATTATGTTCCGATTTGGTAACAAGAATTTTACCAGTTTTTTTGTTTGAAGATTTCTCCGTGACCGCAATCAACGGCTTCGGAGCGTTTCCAATTTTCAACCATTTCAGAATGTTCATTTAAAACCTTTCACTATATTATGGGATTGTCTACCGAATCAGACAACCCCATCGTGGAAAATTCCACTCTATATATAATATACGTCCTAAAGCCCGATAGCGCAAGCGAATAGAACCAACAAAATCAACCACTTACATAAGTGATTGATTTCGTGTGCGTTACAACGCAAGTTTATCTTGTTGTTCTATAAGGGGTTACAATGTTTTTTCACTTTTCCCCGTTTTCAAAGGATTTCTGACTGATTTTAACTCCTTTACTTTCAAGGGGTTAGACCCCTATTCCAAATGAGTATATAAATCAATGACTTACAAGGTTCCAAACCTCTCATATAAGTCGTTCAATTTCAATGGGTTACACTCCCTCCCATATGGGTATATAAATCAATGACTTACAGGGGTCCAAACCGATCCCGGAACTCGTTTAATTTCAATAGGTTGACGTTACCCGTATCCCTATAGGCCATAGGGAGCGCAGGGTTGTCCGATACTATGTGAAAATTTACTTTGGGGAAGGCCAGAAAATTGGTTTGATGTTCCTGAAACCATATCTCATTCCTATGGGCCCGATCATCTATGGCCGTCTTGCGATAGTTCGCCGTGCCCTTATAGATGTTATTCATCACCTTATTGTAATATCCGAACCCAAATCCCAAGAGATAAAGATCGTCAGGGGATTCTTCCTGACACGCAATATAAATCGCCTGCGTTCCACTAGACCACGGCTCAAGATGTTCGTAATCTACTTCCATATTGATTACACAATCCTTTTCATCTAGCCAGAAAATCCATATGCCTGAGATACCGGACACATCATCTATTTCAACTTGAGAAATGCCTGGATACTTCTCTCTCAAGGATAAGTCCCTTGCACGGATAGCCTCATTCATTACACCTTGGATTGCAAATTCTTTCTTCTCTCCCCGTTCATTCTGTGCCTCTATTTTCTCACCATCCATTTGCATGGTTGAAAGAATCATATCAAAATGTTCAGCGGGCAGTCTTGCAAACGCCGGGAAGTAACAAGTGTGTTTGGATGCATATCCCGATGCATAGATTTCATGTTGCATATTCAAATCACTTGCAACCAATATATCCATTGTGTAGTCACGATAGATTGCATTACAACCATATAGTTTGCCATGAGGCTTCAAAAGGTTTACATCCATCCCTTTCCGCTCCTCACTGTTACCCAATACAAAAACTTTGCTCATATGATTTAGTTTCTCACTTTTGGAAAATATTTCATGTGGTCAAATTCGTAGAATCTGAATTGATCTTTTCGGATATTCTGGCCGGAGCGAAGGCGTTCGCCAATAATTCGAACACGGCCCTTGGCCAATGCTTTTCTTGCTTTCTCCAATTGTCTATGCACGTTTTTTGTATATGGAATTATATGAGCTCGAGGCTTTCTTGAATTTAATTTCGATGCCCAAATATAGATTTCTTTGTTTCCACTAACAACGTAAGAATGTAATACGAATTTCTTAGGTAATTCCTGTATGGTTGGCCATCCAACAATAGAATCTGTGGTATTAACTGCGAAAGTTGTTAGTATAAATATCAATGGTATGAAAAATAAACTGAATGGCTTATTTTTATCATAGTTCACCATCATCCACAAGGCGAGAGAGATATGTAACAATAATGTTAGTACAAATAAATATATCATTATGAGCCTCCCGCTCCGCCGCCGTATGGAAACGGTATTGCAAATAAGAAAGGCAAAGTATTCGTTCCTGTAACATTACCTTCTTTATCTAAAGTGAATCTAATTAAAGTAACTTCCTCACCATGTCGCAATATTTCTACAGTACGTTTGGAAAAGATTTTATATGGATTCAGTCCGATTACTTCTACATCAATTTCATTAATTCCCAAATCTAATTTTTTATAGGCATGAACATTGACAGTATATTCGCCGGGGATGATTCCTCTAAGAGTAATTACTTCCCGATTCAAATGAATGGTAATAAGTTTTCCATCTATGAGTTGTGTGTCATTTGATGTACCTAGATCATCCTTTTCGAGATTCATCAATCCTGCTGCATGGTTGTGAAATGAAACAACATTTCCGTTGGGATCACGAACCCACAAATCCATATCATTATCAGAATTTCTATCCCATTCCATTATGATAATTACTTCCGCCTTTTTGATTATAGGGCTTTGTTTTTTCGTAATAGGATTCGCCATAAAAATTGATATAGCAAACAACACTGCAAAGCCCAACGACAAACAAAAAAGCAGATCGGTGAAGCCTATTGCTGATTTAAATTTTTCTCTGTTTGCGATCTTTGACATTTTTATATTCTCTTATGTTACCCAACCACCATCAGTCGGATCGTTTTCATAATTGATTAGTTGTAATTTCAAAATAGTGTTGCAGACTAATCCCACCAGTGTTGTCCACAATGCGGTTCCAATGCCCGTGGCCATCGTCGTGAGTACCACTCGCATGGATTCTATATTGGAAACATCTAAACTTGAGAAGTTAGAAAATGCAATAATGAATCCTATTACAGTTCCGATCATTCCTAATTTCAAAAATGTTTCGCAAATGAAATATCCTTGCGATGTATCAAAAGGGGCCTCATGAATATTTCTACTCTTATTTCCTATCCAAATAGTTGCAATAAAATGGATGAGCAAAATTGCAAAGCTGATAAAACTTTTGTCTACTTCGTAAATGATGTTCAATACTCCGAAGTCCCATGCTGCCCATAAACAACATAATTGCGCGGTGAATAAAATCCACCATTTTAAAAAGGTTGTATTCATTTATCCCACCCCTCTACCAAATCGCTCATAAAATATGTCACCCTTTCCGTACCATCTTCGCCTATAGGTTCGTATAATGTTTTGTATGTTTTAAAGCAGCCGTTTACATCAGGATCATCAAAATGAATTGTTTGTCCTGTAGATAATATCCTGACAATTCTTTCGCCTAACAATTCCGCTCGGAGTATCTGCATTTCCCGCGACGGACCACGAGCGCCCTCTGGGAGGCCAGCCTCTCTAACAACATTTATAAAACTATTCTTTTTCATCTTCCGCCCCCGGTGTGGTCTTAGAAGTTTTTTTACTTTCGATAAATAACCCCGGATAAGCTTTCAATATTAATCCCGAAGTCAATCCATCAATGTTCAATTCTTTATTTAACATTCCTATCAGAAGGGATGCTTCAGAAGGATGAACACTTTCTAGCATTTGAATGAACAATTGCTCACGACGAGTTTTACTCAGACCCTCGCCGGTTCCTCCAATACAAAACAAAGGGATTTTTCTATACTCTAGATATAAAGTAGAGAATGAATGCCCCTCAGGCGCCTCGTCAACGGCAAAGGGAATCGTTTCAGTGACGGGAACATTGAATTGAATCTTCTCATCAAATGCAGCCTTTAAAATATACTTCAAAGGTTTGGATTCATATTTTTTCAACAGCTCGATTCTTTCTTTTCTGCTTTTTGCTGTGTGAATCTTGTTCAATATTTCTGGAAGTAACGGTGTATAAGTTTCTACTGGCATATATTATTTCCTTCTAAAAGTCGCCGATAGAATCGGTCAAATCTTTTAATTTTTTCTCAATAAAGTAATCGAGAATTTTAGAACGATTGCCTGGAATAGGTTTTTCATATTCTTCTATGATTTTACTAACCAAGTTTTCAGGAATGAAATCAAAATCAATCAACATTTGATTTCGTTTATAATTTCTAAGAAGGGTTTCATTAACTAACCCCGAGTCACAAAATGCTTTGGAACTATAGTCTCCCCATGTTTTTAATTTCTTTTTAGAAAGAGCCGTCTGCCGTTTCCCTGTAGTAAAACTATCATCCTCTGAAAGAAAGTTTGGAATTCCGTCACTACGATCTCCTTTCATTATCAATTGATGGAGAAACTTTTGGGGCAAGATTTTATCAGGAGGGCCAATAAACTTTTTCGCAATAGGATTGTATTGGTCAACTGAACTAAATTTTTGCAATTGAATGAAATCTTTATCGGCCGAAACAATCAATACTTTCTCAAAATTTCCAAACGAATCTTCTACAATATCTTTGACGATTATTGCGATTACATCATCCGCCTCGGCCGTGTCAACTTCAATTAATTTGTAGGGGAATATTTCCCTCAATTCTTCCTTGATTTGATTGATGACAAGAAACACCACAGTCCAATCAACATTAGAAGCCTGGCGTGTGGTTTTTCTACTTGCCTTATATTGAGTGAATTTTTTCTGCCTCCAATATTTCCTACCGTCTGAGCATAGAACTATTTCGCCATACTTCTCGCCGAATTTTTTTCTATACATCCTAATACTATTTAGAACCATGTGACGGACCAGGCCGAAAGAAGCCTCTATGTTCGCATCTTCCCCAGCATCCACCATGAAACATTCTTTTTCTTCCGGTGTTCCAATGTTGTTACTATGTAAATACATCATCAAATTAGAAATCATAATCTGATTTAGATCAAGTAAAATCATGTTTTAGTTCTCCATTTTTAGTAATCAATTTTAAAAAAGTGCATTCCCACAACTGGACAAATTGCAAATCAGTATCAGTTATATCCAAAGGGTTGTCATAATTAGCACTAAATCTTTCCTGGCGCAATTTTAAATAATCACCAGAAATGATTATATCGCCCTCCCCGGAAAAATCCTTTCTATAGTCCATCCATGCCATACTCGAGTTAAATTCGGATGAAGAAATTCTAAATTGACAATCGAGTCGATCAATGAACCGTAAAAAATCTTTTTCGGGGTCTTTGTCGTGCTCCTCGATTTCAATAAATTTCAACAAGTATAGCATAATTACATTCCTCAATCAACTGTGAAATCATGTTTCTGGGCGAGGGACATTTTTCTTTTAGTGTCTTCACTATGAGTCTTACCTATCTGTGACAGTCTCATCTTCATTTTGGTTTTCTTTGAAGCCTTTTTCCCAAGAGCATATCGGCGACATTTTTCTTTAGTTTCTTCTGACATAGACTTGCCTTTATTCCAAGGGATTCTTCCCTTGTTCACCCGGCGCAGTTTCATTGTAATTATTTCTTCCTTCCCAATCTGTCCAGACATAGCCAGATATGCAATCCTATCCCACTCATTATGGAAGACCATATAGAGAAGTTTGTGAGTCTCTATGTGGTCTTCCAGCGAAAGTCGGATCATATTATCGGGCGGGTTTGTTTCGTCCATGTATTTTGGAATGATATGGTGGTTATGATAAATAGGCATAGTGCTGTTCTCCCCATTGAGGATAGGGTCTGTGGTAGCGTCAACTACGCGACAGACAAATGAACTTACGCCTATTTATAATAATTTACTCTTACAGGTCTTCTAAATATTCGTCTATAACAGTTACCATATCATCATCCAAGGTGGCGAAGTGTTCACGAATTTTGTTCATAGGACGTTTCTTGATTTTCAAATCATTGAACATCTTCTTAAACACTTTGGGCTTCCATTCGTCTTTATCAACCTGCCTGTAAAGTTCATCTTCAAATACTTTAATATATTTCTCGATCATAGTCTTTGTTGCGGCCTGAACGTCCACCCTTTTCTTAGGCTTCTTCTCAGCCGGTGCAGGAGCATTCTCCTTTTCCGTGAGGGCCATGTTCGTCAATTCATCGATCTTATCATCGCGCCAAGACTCGTACCCAATCTTTGCGCCGAGATGGTGCAAACGACAAAGTGACCCCAAAGGAGAGAACCAATAATCAGGCAAAGATTTGAGAACCTTCACCCCAGACTTTTGGCCATTATCTTTCATAAAATCTAATACATATTTTTTTTGAGTTTTTGAATTAGTATTTTGATTGAACCAATTCAAACATGATCCAAATGCTCTGCTTGTAATTGTAGACAACTGCTCGGCCGGTGACAAATCCTTATCGTGATCGTTGCACAAGAAATTCTGATAGTTTTCCAAATCCTTTTTCTTGAGTTTGCTGATAATGACCATTTCTGTTTCACTTATCTCATTCAGAAACTTTATCAATTCCGTATTCTTCGAAGCTATGTTCTTTCTTTTTATAGTTCGGGAGGTTCGCTTCGAAGAAGGCTTCTTTGATTTCTTTTTCTTCAACTTCCGTGAGTTCGCTCGTTTCATAGGCGCGGCCGATGAGCTCTTCTTCGTTTTCTTTTTCTTCGCCTTCATCATCATTTGTTTCTCCATTGTTTACAAGATTGTAAGCGTGACTGAAATTGTGAATCCAAAAAAGTTTTTCCCTGGTATGTTTCATTATCCCTCGTTGATCGACTGATATACCTATTGTCAGATAATCCCCGGATAGGGCCCGGCGGCCGCCGGAGCTCTCCCGGTCCCGAGGGGACTACTCGACGGGCCGGTGCCAATGACGGTGGCGTACGCCCGGAAGATTTCGGCCGGGCACAATATTATGAACACTACCGAAGCCTGATATCCAAAAAAGATCAATTTCGGGGTAGTCCATACTTCCTCGTTTTTCGGGGTCTATATCCATAGACAAATAATCATCTAAAAATAAAGAATCCCCATCAACCGATGATTTGGAAACTGTTTCATTGAAATAGTTTAGCCATCCACAATAATAATTTTTTTCTCTGTCCATGAAAACGACTACATATCCAAATTCACTATTTCTATCCGTTAAATTGGAGATAGTTGGAACGGAAAATTTATTGGTCATTGTGAATTTACTAATTTTATCTTTGTGTTCTTCTGTTGACACAAATTTTAAAAATTTCTTGATCATTATTATTCCTTCGTGAAGGTCAGGATAGGCCCATCATCTTCATAACTGACGAATCCAGCTGCATGAAAATGTCCTCCCCCACCCTTCATCTTCGCAATCTCAGAAACGTCCCATCCATTTTCATCCGAGCGCAACGACCAGTGCCGGTCTCCATGAACATCGTAATAAGTCGCAGAGAAAGGCTTGCCTTGCGCCAGGACGTTCCCTGTGCGTGATATGACCTGTCTAGTGTTGACTATGGGGATATCAACTACCTCCCCGTTGACCACCCATGTTTGAAGATAGGAGTCTCGCTTCAGGGATTCCACAATGTAATCCTGATAACGGATAACAGTGTCGCCCTCGGCCATTAATTTATATTCCCACAATGTCCACTCGTTGATCCAGTTATCCCACATTTCAAATGTTTGAATGTGTTGATAACTTTCTAGGACGGCCGCGATACGTTTAGTATTTTCACCCTTTTGAAATTTCCACAAATCAAAATCTTCTACATATTCCAAAAGTTCTGGAACCTTGATGTGAGGATTGTGATTGTTGAAATGAGCCCAGGCCAATGTCGCACCACTTTTACTGCCGTCGAAGATGCAATAATCCAACCCCTTCAAATCTTCCTCGGCCGATTTGTGATGATCCAACACTAGAAGTTTCCCTTCTAGCAATTTATGCATTTCTTCTAGTCTGCTGCGGGGGTATGAAAAATCAAGAAAGATCAATTCATCATATTTTGAAAATTCTACGAATGGCATTCCGTAGTCGGTGGGCATATAATCTGTTTCATTATGCCCGAAGGTTTTCCATGCACAATAGGCAGATGCGAAACCATCTGCATCATTATGATATATAATTAGTCTCATATTTTTCCCTTTAATTTAATTCTTCTGGATACATTTTAGAATACGCCGGGCGCTTACTAGGAACCACAGTCCTATTCATAGTAAGAAAAAGTTTGGACACACTGATTAAAGTTTCTGGAATTTGAACTTCTTCTTCCTCCGCAGCATCTTGTAAGATATCGTATCGCTCCTCCGTGATAAAGAGTTCGATTGACCCATCACCTTTAAATAGAACGCAAGTATCTTGCTCGTCTAACTCGACAGTATCTCGGCCGGCCAAATTAAATTTTTCCCCATCACCATCATCTTCAAGCTCTTTCTCTTTTTCAGCATTTTCTTTTACCCATTTATCAAACTTTTCGTCATCTCTCATTTTGTTATTTCCCTTTCGAATGTTGAAGTGATAAGTGTGTGCCTCACATCTTCATCTTCAAATCCACCATTCCAATATTTGTCAGAATCTTCTACGATTCCTTCTGCTTCGGTTATCGAATTTGCTTCTACTGTAACTACTTTTGACTGACAGACATTTTTATACAATTCAACTTCAAATGTTTTCATGCAACCGCAACCTTTCTAGCCTTTGATTTCCATCCAGAACATTCAGGACAATCAAAATCTAATACAACATCATCGTGATTTATATCTGAAAAGAAAAAGAACCCCGCTCCAGATTTCAATTCCACAGTGTTTCCACAGCCGCTACATTTGACCATTACACCAACAAGAGTTCCGCCATCATTCGCCACGATGATTCTCCTAAAGTGAAATTGGTAGTCCGAGCAGGATTCGAACCTGCATCTCGCGCCAATCTAGCACTTACGGCTTATAAGACCGCTGTTCTACCGTTGAACTATCGGACCGGACTATGATTTTATTTTTAATAACAGAAACGAAAGTTTCCATATCCATGACAAATTCTTTTTAGTAGCTGAACCAAAAATACATAAACACCAATCCCATGAAGACAATCGGTGACATACGAATTATCAGGCATCGTTGTTTTAATTTTTTCTCTACCTTAGCAAGATCATTGAACATATGATCCTCCCATTAATGTTTCGTTCCCTTGAGAACAGTTCCATCATCAAACTCAATGGTGAGTTTTGATGGATCGATATACCAATCTGGAGGAGGACCGTGTTTCTTCTCATGTTCCTCGGCCATTTCTTTCATCCATTTCTTAAATTCATCGAAATTCAAATCTGCATCCATAATGGGCATAATGGGATGGGACACTCCTATTTATCTATCGAAGATATTAATAATCACCATCGCAAGAACGACCCCCCACTGACCATCCACTAATACCCAAAATTACTGCGACAATAATCGCAATTCCTAACCAACTCATATTGTTCTCCTAGAAGATCATCTTCCATAGATCGATGAGCATGACAAATCCAACTAACCATGCAATTTTGAAATCTTCAATATTGGTATGATGAATCACCAATTTCTCAAATTCAACAATACTGGTAGTAACTTTGTCACCACCGAAAATCACAACCAACAAGATAAACACAACTGCTAACAGAATGGTTCTCATTTATTTATCCTCTTTCTTCCGAAGGTTTTTGTAAGACGTAATCTTACTCACAGGGCCAAACATACCGGCATCAAAACTAATTCTTGCGCCAGGTCCGTATTTCATTTTCAGTTCATCCAGAACTTTTTGAACTTCATTCAGAGTTCGACCGTCAATTCTACCTAAGAATTTAATGTCTTTCTTGGTTTTCATTTTGTTTATCCTATTTTAATGTGTGATTGAAAAGATAGATCGCAGTTCCGACAATGGTATCCAAACCATAATATTCGGTTGCAGTTTTGTTGATAGGCATGGTCAACATTCGACCATCTTCATTCACGATCAATTTTCCACCATCTAACAATGAAACATATCCACCAACGATCCTTTGAATTTCTTTAAAATCTATATCATTGATATCACCCGAAACATTAAGCTTTGTCCCGTCTGTATAAAGAATTTCATAATAAGGTTTCATTTTTATCCTCTCACAACATCATCGCAAGTGTAAACACCGGCGGACAAAGTTTTGAAAATCTGCTTCAGGAGTTTGTCCATCATGCGCGGTCCATATACTCCGATTGGATTCTCACGCAGCCGAGCGGGGCCGCCTCGCTGGAGAGGCCCTCTCCAGCGACGCAGACGCAAATTCTCACGCAGACGCAGACCATTAGTGTTCATAATTAAGTGCCATTCCGTCAATTCAAGTTTTTTGGTTTTACCTTGAACACGAAGAAACAAATTGAGACATTGTGAATCTTCATAAAAAGAAATACCAGGCGGCCATGAACCAGCACGATTTTTTATCCAATCCCCATTTCCCTCATTGACAGTCGTAATGATATCAAACTTCTGTTTCAGTTTCTTGTCAATCTGTTCTTTAATTTTTTCCAAATCCATTTTGTTTCCTTCTCCTAATGATGTTAGGTCAGAACCATATCACTTTCAAATACTAAAAATGTATATTTTTCCGGGCCTTCATCCAGTTTAACCGAATACAAATTTTCATCCATGCAACGGCCATTACGTCTACGGCCATGGCGATAAGGGAAGGCATACATTATCGTACCCGTTTTCCCGGCTTTGTGGTGTGATTCTACAAGAGTTACTTTTGCGCCAACGGATAATGTCAACATTTTGTTTCTCCTATTTGATGTTAATCGTGTAACCATTTTCAATTAAATCACGAACGTCTTTGACAGAAATCTCCTGCTCGGGAATATAATCTGTAACATTTTGCAATCCCACAATTACATAACCAGGCAACCAGCTTTTTTCGATAGCCAATTCAACAGCATGACTATTTAGATTCCTAATCAATTCAGGAACATATCTCAAACTCAGCGTGCGTTTAATTTTTGACATTATAAAATTACTCCTAACACTTCACAAGCCAAAACGGTCTTATGAACAACAACATCAAAAAGAGAAATCACTTCGTATTTACAAAGTGAATTCCAACCCAAAGTAGAAATCGTTTCCCACATATAGGAAACGACTAACATAGAACCGTCTAACAACCGAATGTTCATGTGTTTTTATTTTCCTCGATCAAGAGTTCTAGTTCCAATGCAAAGAGCATTGAACGATGAACATCTTCCATGAAATCTGCGGGAGAATATCCCTTTAAAGAGCCGGTAAATAGTTCATACCGTTCCTTTGCAATTGTAATTTCCTTACCAAGTTTTTCTGACATTTCCATGTTAAATCCCTTTTGCGAAATCGGCAGAGGCCTTGACCTTACCGGACTTCAATCCTGCAACGAAGTTTGCGAAGCTTCCACGCTTCGCAAAAGACTTTTTCTTCTTCACATCCTCGCGGGTCTTTTCATCCCGCGTCATCTTCTCCTTCATGCGCTCAGGACGCTTGAAACTAACGCGCATCTCACAAGCACCAGTGGAAGAATCAAGATAGGCAAACTCGAAACGAACGTGCGTAGCCCTCTTGGTTTCCATCAATTCAGTTTCGCATTCCTTCAACATCTTTGCGAACGCATCAGCAGTCAACTTCGAAGTTTCATACTCAAACGAATAAACATCATCAACCAAAACTTTAGGCATTACTGCCTCCTTTTCTTTATAGACCCATACACCATTTTTATTGTTTGCATTCAACAAACCAGCACTATCTCTGTCATAGTGTGCTTCACTAGAAGAATTAAAACCATATCCTTCTTTACCCAAATCGTTGAGAGTGTGCCCTACCGTGGTCAACTTCTCTAGAAGAATAGTTTTTTCTTCCTCAGAGTAATTTGACTTCATAATTTTTAGAGCAACCCTTCGTGCAATTAACCCGCGGCGAACTGTACCAAGTTCTTTCCAACTCTCTAAAGTTAATTTTTTGATAATTTTTGATTTGACAAACATTACATATCTTCCTTTACGCAAGAACTACAAATTGCGGTATCAAGATAATTCTGATACTCGCTGTCATTTACAAAACCCGGATCAACTACACCACAAGTTAAACAAAAGTTTTCCTTGATGGCATACAGAATAGTTGACCAATGAAAATCTCCTGAAAGAATTTCATGGTTGACATACTGACGAATTTTCTTTATCGCAAGACTATTCATTTGTTACACTCCATTCTATAACATCCAAATCACCCATAACGCCATAGGTTCCCATATAATTGACATACTCCCATGCAGCAACTTCTGTAGAATAAACTTTAACTACGTTCTCGCTGGTATCACCACCGAACGTAGTTGTCTCCATTACGAGAAAAACTTTTTTCATTTTTAAAACCTAACTTCCTTTGCAACATGATCGAAAATTCTGAAAGTAAAATCTATACCATTATCTCCAATGGTTTTCAGAATATCATCCAATGCTTTAATCGCCTTGCGGTAAGTTTGTTTACTATTTAAAACCACCCACTCACCGCATTGAATCTGTTCGATTGTAAACCTTTTCATTTTGTTTCCTTTCAAGAAACTTTTTAGAATCCAACGGGCCCCGGATAGGAATCCTATCCGAAGGATTCTACTGACCGGATTTCAACCCACGAAATTTGAGATACCTTTTTGTGCGAAGTTCAAGAGACTTAGACTGTTTACCGAAAACGTCCTGCTTGGGTTTAATTCCCATTCCCAAAACTCGATTCGATTTTTTGATTTTCTTCTTATATTTTTTGAACCGTTTGATAGCATTCTCAAAATACCAAAGGTTCATAGATTCGATATGCGAAATTTCCCGATCCTTCTGGAAATCCGAAACGGTAGAAAGCATTTTCATCATTTTCTTAGTTTTCTGTTTTTCAGTCATTTTTTTCATTTTTCAATTCCTTATAGGATACGGGGGCATTCCCGTAATCCAACCTTATATATAATATACGTCCTAAAGCCCGATCCCGCAAGCGAATAGACGCAACGATTTCAATGACTTACATAAGTCATTGATTTTGCAGGCGTTAGAGGTCAAGTTTATATTGTTGATTTATAAGGGGTTGCGGTCTAAATGGAAATAAATGGATTTTCCGTGTAGATAAAGGGGTTGAAACCGCACCCATAACATATTGATTTTATTATGGTTACGGGTACGGTTCCTTGTGTCCCTGTAAGTAATTGTTATTGAATGAATTAGGGACACTAAGTTATCCCTTTATTTTCCGGAATGCCCGGAGATAACTTAGTATTATACTTTATTATTTTTTCGTTTACTATAATCTAAGATAGACTGTCTCGTATCAATTTGGGGATGCCGGGTTTGCATTTCTTTATAATCCAATTCCTAGTGTCCCGGCCCGTGTTTTCATTGAAACTTGAGACCCATCCTATTCTCTTTATCAAAGGCGGAGTCCTACCACTCCCCGCGAGGCCGATCTTCCAATCGAATATATTGAACCCGTCCATTTTAGATTCTATCGATCCTTCCGTTGGAGCAACATACCTTGTTTCCTTATCTCCAAAAATTGAGAAGATATAGAATTCTTTAAAAAGGTTACTAGGCGGAATTGCAAAGCTTTTCCCTGTATATAATTTTATGAACGCATCCATGATATTCACATCTTGCAAATCTAATACATTTCCGAATCTCAAATGCACTTCAATAATCTTGTGCCCTATTGTCTCGCAATTTATAACACCCGTGTAATCGGGCATATGTTTTGTTACCCAATTTGCTAGAGTACAATGCATTTCTTCTGTCATCATTTGACGTTCCCAATAGTCAAATGCGCCGGTGTACTTCTCACCAAGGAAAAACTTGTGTCCTAAGAATGAATTACTCCACACAATTTTACCATTGTGAATTGCAAGGTCGTGTTGTATATGATCCCCATCAAGGAACTCCATCCAGAATCTGCCGGGGTGGAAGTTTTGATGTTTGTCATACATCTTCATATCGTCAATCTTATAGGCAGATATAGAACCACCAAACAAATTGTAAATAGGTTTTAGGAATATGGGGAACTTCTCTGGAATGATTCCTAGAGGCCCGCATTCTATATATTGTGATTCTGCAAGACGCATCTTATCGTAAACCCATCTGTAGTTTTTAAAATGGGCCCATGCTGATATATCCGTTGTTGGTATTTTTACAAATGACGGCACATGAAGTTTCTCATAGGCCGGGAAACTTTTCGCTAAATTATTTCCAATCCAAGGCATTATAAAATCTTTCCAGACCGTCTTAAACCGGCCTCACTTAATTTCTTCTTGTGTTCTTTTGATAAAGTTTTCCCTTTATGGGCCTCACTTAATTTCTTCTTATGTTCTTTTGATAAAGTTTTCCCTTTATGTCCCTTTATGTGCTTCACTCCGATTTTGAATATCATTCTCGCCAAATTTCATTAAAAAATAAGAATCTATGAAATCATTCACAGGGCTCGAGGCCGCCGCTTTGTCAGGAGTCATTTCTTTACTTAAATCGATCCCTGTGTCTTTGATAAACTGATTGTGCATATCCCACTTAGTTGAGTTGCCATGTCCTGTTGCAAATTTCTTCACGGTAGTTGGCGCGACCAAATGAACTTTCAATCCTGATAAAACATTTCTATTACCATTGTCATCATGTTCTGGAGCGGTGGAATCTAACCATAAAAAATGTTTCAGGAGGCCTGTATTTTCGGCCATGTGAAATACCTTGCCGGTCGATGCATAGGAATAATCTTCTAGATATACATCAGACACCTTATGAACCGCTAATACTTCGGTTGCCCATTCGCCGAGATGGTCGTATCGTTCCTGCTCACAATCATACTCTCTCAATGTACTACCGACAATAAGAAACTTGCCATACTTATGAGCCTTCCTGTATTTTTTAATAGAAACAAAGTACCCATAATAATCTACAAACAAATCATCTTCATCGCCCTGAATGCAAATTGCAGGACAGCCTAAAGAATAATCAATCCCTGCTATTCTACTCATCTTTAATCTCCTTGAAATCTACAGGACACGCACCATTATCACAATTAACATGAATGAGGTCTATATCTTCTGCAATTTCTGTAGTCAAGGCCCTAGAGATTTCTTCATATTCAACCTTAGTCAATGCTTCTTCTGGCTGATACTCATATGCATTTTCGTCCATCATAGGCATCACCGCACAACACTTGATGAGGCTTTGATATTTGAGTATCATTTCTTTGAAGTGTTTGAAATCTACTATTTCAGGATTATACTTCAATGTATAAGAAATTTGGTTTCCATATTGGTCTTGATCTGATTCGCCATTGATCCAATACTTCTCGCCTAGCTGCAACCATTTATATTGCTCTTCGGGTGTCGCTTCAGAAGCAGTTACCAATTTATCTCCCAGGCCTAAATTTGTAATAACCGGGGCGGTGGGGAATCCGATAATAGTTGTTCCTTCATATTGTTTCAATTCTTTGGATGGATACCCATGAGATTTATATTCTTCAATCAATGGATCATCGCTACGAAATTGAACCCATCTCATATACCACGCCTTCGCTGGGAGATGCCACCCCTCTGTAAGCCCGAATAATTTTGATGTGGTATTATGAACAACAGCTCCATTTGATAATTGATATGAATGGGTATCTTCTACTTCAATATCAACCGTCATTTCGGATTTACATTTTTTTATATTTTTAATTTTCATTTATTTTCCTTTTATATGTTCGCCCGCGGCGGAAAGCTTTATTTTCTTTTAAATATTTTTCAATCGAACATTTCAATTGCATAGATTTGGTATATTTTTTTGTCACTGTTCCATCCGTAATCCAAAAAAAGCCTTTATTTTTTGCTCCGCCACGTTTTCCCATACTAGATTGAAATGAGGAATCTCTGAATTGTGGAGCAGCATGGCCGCCAAGTGAAGCATATTTTTTTTGGTTTTTTGGATCATATATACCATTTTTATTTTTTTGTTGTATTTTCCAGCCACCAGATAAACCGCCCATTTTCCCCCATTTACTTCTCTCATTATTACTACCACCATGAATTCCCAAACCCTCTTTTGCGGTTTTCGCGCCTCCAATTTTTCCGGCAATTGATGAAATTTTTCTTCTGACTGTTGGTGGATATTCTCCCGACAACATATAGTGAGCAGTCAAATCTTTTATATCACCATGTTTCTCATATAATCTTAGGTGCCGGATTGAATGGGTCTTTCTATCAAGAGATTCTAAATTATATACATCATCCGTCCCGCCTAGCCTGCGCGGCAATTTATGGTGTACATCATGGCCCTCTGTAATTGGGCCATGATGTAAAATATATAATTTCCTATAGTTATAATTTCTGTTTTTCATAATAGTATGCCCCCTTTGTTCTAGTAGGTTTAATAACACTATTATTTATAAGAAATGACATTTTCGCCGCCGTCCAATTTATCGACCCGAACCCAGCCGCGATCAGTAAGAAATTTATGATTCCCAGTAAATTTATAAGTTTTTCCATCTTCAAATTCTATTTCATATACTTCATTTTCTCCATTCACATAAAGACTTGTCACCTTTTTTTCATTATTATTTTCATCATACACAATTATATCTTCTTTTGGATCATGCCAATATTTATTATCCTTCATACTATTTTCTATATTGATATCATGTTTTTTAAATAAATCACCTAAAGATATTACACCATCTTTAGTTTTTATTTTAACATCTAGAGTTCCACATCCTGCAGGCTTGATTGTTGTCATTGTATGCGGAACAGGAAGTTTCAATTTCTTAGAATATTTTATTGCTTCATCGTGGACCGCTCGATTAAATCTTGCTAATGTTTCCCAAAATTCTTTGCTCTTTTCTTCATCAATTAAATCACGAAATCCAAACCCAAAGAACTTCCATGCAAATTCATGTACTCCTGTCATACCAACACCGATTCTATTTGTTCTCTTTACTTCCTTATTGTAAATTGAATCCATCAGATTCACTCTAATCAACGCTCGAGTAGAGACACGGAATGCTTCCTCTGCTTCGTCTAGTGTGTCTGCATGAAACGGAACCACATCTGCAATCACACAAAACCCACCTAAAACATTCAATGCAATTTCACCACACGGATTTGTAATTGTATGGAATTTTTTCTTCTTGGCCTTCTTCGCAAGTTTAGAAAGATAGATTTGAGTATCTTCATTCAATTGATACTTTTTACTTCCAACATAATCACCACGATTAAGATCATCCCAATCGGTGTCATTCTGAACTAACATATCGGCATTTATAATTCCCGGTTCGCCGGTCCCATCAGCATAAGAAGCTTCTGCAATCAGATTGAAAACCTTTCTCGCATGAGTTGGAAGATATGCTGTATACCCTTCATGCCCTCGCTTGATGGCAAGGCACCCCCAAAATTCTTGATCAACCATAACTGAATTATTAGACGACCAAAGAAATCCTTGTGGAGTAGATGACACACCTTTCCGATATTCAATAATTTCTTCACCACTCAATCCATTATATTCAATTGGACGTTTAATGGTTATAAAATCCAAGATGGTTTTATCTTTCCAATGTTTCGTGCTCATCCTCGCGGAGCGTCTTGCTCCTCCAACTAGGACACACTCTGCGAACATATGGTCAATATACATCGCCTGCTTCCATGGTGCAAGCCCGGCGCCCTTCAAGGTAGAAGCTTTATAAAATGCATTCATTAAAGGAACGGGTCCACTGGCGGGTCTGTTTTGCATTCCACCAATAGGTGCATTCTTTGGCCGCACATCGGAAAAATCAATGATCAACATCTTATCCTTATGAATTTTTTCGAAAGCTGCGTTCTCCCACAATTCTACTGCTTTGGCCCAGCCTTCTCTCGTATCAGGAACTTGATACCACAATGTATCTCTCCCGGTTCCATACTTATGTTTTGCGTCCCTTACACTTTCATGGGCAGACATATCATAATCAGGATGGGTATCTTCTAGAACGCACCTAACAGCTGGAGCATTATCCCAATCAATAATAACCATATCATCATCATAACAACGGCCAACACCGCTCCCATTAAGTAACAAATAGAACATAATGAAACTCGCACTAGCTGTAGCACAATTTGTAAACACTTCCATATTACGTTTTTCTTGATTTGTGTCACCATGTTGTAAATGTCTTCCGCTTAATAGGGTGGTTGCTTTAGCGAGATGTTTTCTAAGATACCGATATTCTTCCTCTCGTTCTTCTGTTGTTTTACAAAGTAGGGAATTACCATGAGCAACTCTTGTCGCAACATCTCCCCATTTTTCAAAATTACCATTATGTAGCCTTCGGAGAATAGTTCTTTCTGCAACCGCCTGGCCCATGCCAGGATGAAAGTCCCTTGTGGACCCGTTGTATATTGACATTAGTTTTCCTTTTCGGTTTTTAATAATTCTTCTTTCATGGCTGTATGAATCTTCATCCACGATTCTACATCAGGCCACATTTCATTTAGTCTTATTCTGAATTCTGCCAATTCTCTTTTACCCATCTTCAATCTAGGTGGAGTATCTGCAACTGCCTTGTCCCAAGGTATTCCATTGAGAATCTGCCACATCAAAGTTTGTTCCATCATGGAAAATGTTTGTGCTTCCCAAATGTAATCATTCCACGCTTCAAACAAAATTGGAAACTTGGGCGCAGCAAGTTTACGCATCGCCCAGGCAAAATCTTGTATTTCCTGTTGCGCATGGCTATCACAACGAAGTTTCAAAAATCCAAAGAAATTCTTTAGGTCTATTTTCCAATAACATTCTGTGTAGACTGAAACAGGGAGAACCATTCTTGCAGTTTCTCTGGTGATACCCTGATCTATCATAGCTTGATATCTAAAATATGCATCATCTGCTAGACCCTTCATTTCACTTTGCGATTCCATTCGTACAAGGCCAGGAATTGCGTTTCCCCTTCCCTGCTTATTTGTTTTACTTTGAGAGCAAATATAATCATCTTGCGGGATATAAAATTCATCAGGCATTTCAGAATACCTTGCAGAGTATTCATTCAAATTTGCTGTACGATGCCTTACTAATTGACGCATGACAAATATAGGGAGTTTAATATGAAACTTTACTTCACACATTTCCAATGGACTTGTATGATGATGACTCACTAGATATCTAATAAGGTTTCTAGTGTCACTAATTTTCCTTGTTCCGCCGCCATATGAAACCCTTGCAGCTTCCTCTACAGCTTCATCTGAACCCATCGTGTCTACCAGACCTACAAATCCGTGGTTGTGAATACAAATATATCTCAAATCATGTTTTACATCATCTTGTGTTGGCATTATATACTTTTCCTTATGTAGATTCACCTGTCAGTTCAATTATTTGTTTGATTTTATCGTGAAGAATTTCTTTTCTTTGTTCAGAGGGCCAATGAATATAATCTTCATTCGATTTATACAATCTAACTAAAAATGGTAAAATCATCTCTTTCAATAATGTCAATTTAGTTTTAATTTTCATTGCAGTTTGTTCAATTTCTTTTTCAAGTTCAATTGTTGGTTTATTAACGAAAGTTAAATTTGATTCTTCAAATCCAAAACCAGTATCAAACTCTTTCATAAAATCTGGAATTTCATCTCTCATAGTTATATCCTTTTCCATAAGTTAATGTGTAGTTCACCACTCATGCCTCGGTAAGTATTATTATTTATCATATCCATAATATCTTTGTTTCTCCATCCGCCCATCGCTAGCAAATTTATATCTTTATAAAAAGATGCTGAAGGCCAAATGAAAATACCATACCCATCATGTAATCGTGCCTGCATGAGAGAAACAATTTCTTTACTTCTACATTCATTGTCAAAAATGAGCACAGAGTTCTTTGGATCGAAATCTATATGTTTTGTGCTTCCTGCCAGCGCAATAGAATTTTCTACAAACATGGAATCTATTGGGCCTTCCAGAATGTAAATAGTTTTTTCAGAATTTAATTTATCCATACCAAAAATGAATGGGTCGTTTTCAGACTCATCGAACGTGATAGTAATATATCTCATTCCTCCGCTGAGGCCTCTGCCCTGATAACCAATAAATTTTCCCTTCTTGGAGAAAAAAGGAATGACTAATCTATTTTGTCCGTCCATTACTTTGTGGTGTTTATCCGGTCTAGTTTCTTTAACGAACTTTCCGAAATCTGCTGCATAATATAATTCACAATGATACTCTACTGGAATAACTCTACTATTTACATATTCTTTACAATGATGATCGTTTGAAAGCCCGGCGATGCATTCTAAACTATCTAGAGAATTATCCACTATAGATTTTTTTTGTTTTTCTTTTTTGATGATCTGTTTTCGGACAGTAGGTGTATGTTTGTCCTTAAACTTCGCAAAAGAATATTCATCGTATAAAGTGGGGTCCAATCTTTTAATGAAGTTTGATAGTCCCATTCCTACACCACAATTATGGCATTTGTAAAATATGTTTTGCTTTTTTCTATAAAGGTATCCGCGTTTCTTTGCTTTGTTAGTGGATGAATCGCCGCAGAACGGACAACGAAAGTTATATAAATCATTTCCTTTGTTTGTGAAGTTGTCTAATCTGAGAGATATGAGTCCTATGAATTGTCTATCAATATATATTCCCATATTATTGTTCCTCCAATTACGAATAAGCATATCACATCTGAATAGGTATGTCAAGTAAAAACCGGGCCGAAATGAAAAAACGGCAGCGCCTATGCATTATTTGGCGTTGCCGTTGATGTTGTTCTGCCCTTTAATTACTTTCCGGTGAATCGCCGATACGGCGAAGATACATCATCGCTCCTGTTTGATCGCGGAGGATAACTCCAGCGGTTGGATTCTTTTGAGCGAACTCTTTAATTTGCTTTCCGATATCAGTGTCCGAATCTACAAATCTATTCCATCTCTCATATTTGTTTCTACCATTCTTGCATTGAATCAAAGTCGCTGTGTCAACATCGAATATGGTTGAACCGGCGAAAGTATTTGATTTCAATCTTTCAAAAATTTCCAGTGGTTTTTCATTAGGGGCCTTTCCATCTATTTTGGCTTCATCTATTTTTTCTGTCCCAACTAAACGCCTGATGTTTTTATCTTTTGGAAAAACTTTCTTTTTTTTCTTCTTTTTAACACCCGGTTCGCCATAGGGCCCAACCCCAATACCAGCAATATTACCAGACCCCGCACTACTAATTGGGGCATCTTCTTTTAAAGATTCTTTCCATTCTGAATCAGTTAAGAAATCAAATACTTTTCTCATTTTTAATCCCAATTCTTTTATGTCTACTTTATTTTTCTTTGCAGATTGTTTTATAGATGACCCCAATCCTTTACCTTTACGCATTACATTAGTAGTAACAAGGGCGACAGCTTTATCCATATCTTCTACTATAAAAGATTCTTTAAAATCTTGTTCCTTTTTATTTACTACACTGAGATAGTCTTTAATTTTACCGGCAGATTTTTTAGTTATAAATGAAACAATTATTTCATTTCCGCGAGCTCCAGAAGGTAGAATATATTTACCTTTCTTTGGTTTGAATCCACCTTTTTCAATTTCTTTCCAAAATTCGGCTTTGTGTTTATTTAAAATACGGCCAGGGAAAGTCCATAACATTTCATTTCTTGCTCCGCCAACAGTCCAAGAAAATTCAAATTTCTTAATTGCTTTTTTTAATGATTCAGGTAGTTTTTTACCACCAGTAACTTTTTCAAGGCTGCCGCCGAGAACTCCTTCATTCACAGATTCATCATTACCAGCGTCAGGTAAATTAGAAACATCTCGTATTTCTTTTATATATTCTTTATAGGTTTTCATTTTTCTCTTTTTTATTATATTTATTTTAAAAAAATTTTGAGAGGCTTTTGAAAAATTCATACAAATCTTTTCGCATAGAAAGTTCAAAAAGAAAATTCCCTGCGCCCCAAGTAATTAGCATCAATCCAATAAATTTATCTCTGTTAAATAATTCCCAAATACCAGCGACCACATAAAGCGGGATTGTAGAAAGTAAAATCCAATTCATAATATAATTCTCCCAATGTTATTCCATTTTAAACAATTCTTCCTGTCCTAGAATAACTTCTTTGCCCGATTCTCTATGTGTCACTTTATAAATTTCGATTCCCAAAACTGTGTCTATTGGTTCTGTATCTTTTTTCACATCAATGAAATCACCAACCAGCATATCAGGGCCTTTATCAGTATCAACTACACCAGCATCTGGTTGGGAAACTTTTAATTTGTAAACACCTTTCTTTAAGGTTTCTTCTTTCATGTATGTTTCAAATTGTACGTCTAATCCAATCACTGGCATAATATTAGTTTCCTTCAAATGTTCAATCAAAAGTCGTTCAAGATTTTCTGGATATTCCATCCCTTCGGCAGATGCGTGTTCTTTTACAAACCATAGCGCAGCTGCGTATGATGCAAGTTTGGTTTTACCAAAGGGTAGTTTCCCCATCAATCTTTTAATCATCCAAATTAATCTGTGGAAGATTGTGTACGCATTTCTTTCTTCTGGTGATTTTAATGTATTTCTTTTACGAAGTATTTTACAATTCTCATCTATAATACCTAATTTGAACGCATTTGTATCAACAAAATTTTGCGTAAGTATACGCAGGAAGCGATAAGTCATGTAGAGATCAATCGCGCCAGCCACGACACCCATTATATTTTCTCCAATAAATTAAGTTTAAATCCTTTATGGTGGTTTCTTTTTCCTGAAGTAACCTTGGATAGAGCTCCTTGATCTAAATTATATTTTTTACAAAACGGAATTAAGTTATATATTTTTTCAATAGTTCCATTTGGAAATTCTACCAACCAAGTCTTAGTTCTATTATTATTTCCTTTCTGTGCATTACTAATAGCTTTTAATGCCTTTTCTGAATAATAATTTTTTTTACCTTTATTCCATGCAGGCGCGCTTCTTTTTTCTCCTCTGCGAGCTCGGCCTGTTAAGATATATATATATTTTATAATTTCTTCTTTGCCAATTTGTCTCGATAAGCCTTCCCAAGCAATTTTATCTTGCCATCTTCCATGTGTTTCAAAGAGCACACGATGAGCTTCAGCGTGTTGCTCAACAGTCAGTTCTATTAAATTTGAGGAATCGTCTGTTCCCCCAACATGGCGCGGAATTATGTGATGCTTGTGCATTAGGCTCATTTATATCTTCCTTAGTGTGTCAATTATGTTTTGATCTAATGATATTTCTGAGGAAATGATTTCCGGGTTATGCAAATCGTTTTGCATATAATTCAAGAAAACCAGAAAGGTTTTCAATGCGGGCCACAACTGTTGTTCCAATTTGAAGAATAAAATTCTTGTTGTCACGGCGACGCCGAATACATTTCCCAATAATACCAAATGATTGATAATCAATCGTTCTTTAAGTTCGCCACTATTGACGTACTTTCTCAAAAGCCGTTTTACATATTTTAGTCTATTAATATCTTCATTAAAATCCTCTATGCTATTACACTCATAATTATTATAATTGTGCATAGCATAGAGGATAAAATTTTCAGCTGTAATTCTAGCGAACATATTCACTCACTTCTAATAATGAAAAATTTAGATAATTTTTGCTGTTACCATATATTTATTATTTTCCATTTCAAAGAATTCAAACTTGATGGATAAAGATTTACCTTCATGTGTAATACCATCATCGTTTGTTATTTCAGCTGACTCGTCAGACAATCTACCATATCTTCCGCCCCAGCGATAGAGAGGCACTTCTATGACTGTACCATCTTCTATGGG